GGTATTCGGTCGCCATGGGGTCTCTCCTGCGGTTGGCATTGTGCTTGGGTCAGCAATGCAACCAGTGTGCAGCCTCGCGCGAGGAGAGAGGAGGTTAGGGGTATGTATAGCGGGGGTTTACATGGGGAAGGCCGCCCCGTAGGGCGGTACAGGTGCCAGGGATTACTGCATGGCCCCGGACAGGATGGCCTCACGCCGTGTCGGCAGATCCGCTTCAGCGACAACGCCAGCGGCCACCAGCTGCTGCAGGCAGTAGTCGATGCCGTTCTGCGTTGACTGCAGCGCAAGGTCCACGTACTCCAGGCGGGGGTCTTCGATGATGTCGAAGAAGTCGTCGATCACCGGATCGGACGGGCGCAGCTCTTTCAGCTTCAGGCGCTCGGGGCTGGACCACAGCATTTTGAAGGTTGTCGGGCCGACTTGCGGATAGAGCGGCGCCGGTGCCACCGGTTCAACCGGTGCGGGTGCTGACCAGGTGCCGTCCTCAGCACGCTGCCAGCCGCGCTCTACCTCGTCGGGTACCGGCTCAAATTCAGCGGCGATGGCCGGGTGAAACTGGACTGCAGGATCGGTGGCCAAGTCGACTGCAATGTTGTTGATGATACGTGCGTATTTGCTCATTGATTACCACTCCACGATTACTAGTCCGTCTGCGCCGAATCCGGGGGTGCCCCCAGAGTACCCACCGCCGCCACCTCCGCCGGGCCAGCCTCCATCCCCCCCAACTATAAGGCTACCGCCGCCGCCACCGCCATTAATGCCGTTGCCAGCACGGGCGTCGTGACTACCTCCGCCACCGCCACCAGCCCCAACCCAATCAACACTCTCAATAACGGTGCGCTGCGGTGCGTTATCATGAGCACGGCCGCCTTCAGACCAAAAACCAGAGCCGCCCACATGTCCTCGCTGAGTATCGCCGCGTCCACCGCCACCCGACGCACCCGATTCTTGTCCTTTACCGCCGTCGCCAAATAGGTTGCCAGCACCGCCGCCGCCGTTGCCAGCATTGGAGAGATTGCCGCCATCTCCGCCCTTACGGACAATATCGCCACCAGAGGCAGTGCCGCCATATTGAGTACTACCGCCGGCAGCGCTTACATGCGGGCCGAATGAGCTGGTCCCGCCGGTCGAGCCACCAATGCCAACTGTCACCGGTATATTGCTGCCAGGTGCCAGCCCGGAAATTTTTTTCAACGCAAAACTGCCACCGCCACCGCCTCTATCGGTGTACCCGTTGGCCCCGCCCCCCCACACTCGCACCCGAACGGATGTAACACCGTCAGGCACGGTGAAAGTACCGTTCGATGAGTACCAGCGGACGTTGCCGCCTCCAAATGGGCCTGATATCGGGTTTGAGACGGAGCCAACGGCAGAATCGACTCCACTAGTTGCACTGCCTGCATCGAGAATTCGTCCCATTATTCAGCCTCCTCAAAACCATGCACTCGGGCGCTGAGTGTCGCCACGTCGGCATAAATCATTACCCGCTCACCGGCACCGGCCACCAGAGCAGTTCGCTCCAGAACTCCGCCGTTCTCAGGTATGACGGCGTCATATTCAATAAAGTCAGCATCCAGCGGCGCGACGGTTTCAGTGGTGATGGCCACACGCACAGAGGCCGGGTCTGAACCACGGTTTACCAGTGCCACATTGATACTGCTAACGGTTGATGCCGGGACCGTGTAAACGGTCGTATACGCTGCAGCAGGGATGGCTGCTGCGCCCAGTTTTCCTGATGCCATCAGTTTTGTCCCATGAAGTAGGTGTGTTGTCTGCGCTCACGGCGCAGGGCGTCGAGTGATGCTTTAACAGCGTTGTCGTAGCTGGCTAACCGGCTGTCCACATGTGCCTTGAGGCCTGCAGGCGTTACGGAGTGGGTGCTGCTGGATCCTGCAGTGGCTTCTGCAACGGTTGCCAGCTCCACGAATCCCTTTGCGGTGGTGGTTGCATCTGGATGGTTGCGACTCTGTTCGTGCTCCTGGATCTTTTGATGCACGTAGGTACGAGTGGCAAATACGACGGACTGATCAATGGTCAGCGTGACAGTGGCGGTATCACTGACCTGTATGGTCATCCGTACCGTGATTTCACGGCCAGAGCCTTCAGCCAGGGCCGGTTTGTAGGTCTCCGGAAAGTTGCCCACGGCAAAAAGGTTGCCGTCCACATCAAACAGGCCGATCTCGCGGATAGTGAATCCGCCCTGATCAGTCGGGATAACCAACTCGGCCACGAGCCAGCTGCTGTTTTCCTCATCAACCGTCAGGCTGGCCACACCGGCGCGATAGACCTCATTGACGAGCGCTGTCTGCGATTCTGACGGCACAACAAATGCCCCGTCGCCGTCACCCACCGCCATGCTGATCAATTCAATTTGCTGCCCCATCCCCATGGCCTGGGTGAGCAGGTCCTGCCCTGCAGATGTTAAAAGTGTGTAGTAATTCATTGCGGCCTCACCGTTGTAACGTCATAGACTGAGGCGGTTGCTCCCACATAAAACGGGGATGGTGGCACCTCGGCTTCGGTAATCATGTAGGGCAGTATCTCGACAGCATCAAACGACTGTTCCCAGCCGCTCACGTACGCATAGCCCGTGGTTTGACCAATCAGGTTGATACTGCTCAGATGGCTGCGCACATTTTTGGTGCTCAGGATGACGCGCTCAATTTCCCGCTGCGTGGCATCGTCCAGTCCGGTGTCGGTAATGACGACATCGGCGCGAAAGGTATAGGGCATACCGGCAGGCAGCTCCTGGTGCCACTCCGTGAGCGTGATGTTGTAACCCAGCGCATCCAGGGCGCGTCTCAGTGCGCCGGCAGTGCCCTTGTGTTTGTGTATGGCCAGAGCCTTTGCCACCACTGGCCGCTGTTTGGCTTCAGACCAACGGCTGTCCCAGTTGTCTACGCTGAATGCCCAAGCCAGCCAGGGCAGCAGATTTGCCGGGCAGTTGGCCGGGTCCCAGAGTGTGCGTGTAGGTACTGAAATGTCGCCCAAGCGTGCTGTGGCGCACTCGGTGGCACGTTCAGTATCCGTGCTATTGGGTGGCAGAAGGCTAATGCAATCACTCATCAGTGCCCCCGATTGTCACAGTCGTGCCGGTGCAATACGCGGCCTGATGGCTGCTGATGACGATATCGGCTGCCGGTGCTGTCAGAACCACGTTCTGCACGCCTTCCTGGTGCAGCGCTGCGTATAGCCCGGACAGGGTGATATCGTGCCCCAGGCGGTGGTGCTGTTGGGTATAGAGGTTCAGTGCTGTCTCAGCGGCCGCCAGAACCACGGCACTATCGGGTCCGGGGTATAGTGTTAGTTCTGCTGTGACGGAGTAGGGCACAATCTCGGCGCTTTGAGCGGTGACATGATCAGTGAGCGGGCGCACGTCATCGGATGACAGGATGGACTCAACAGCGGCTACCAGCTCAGGGCTTGCCACGCCATCACCCATTCGACTCATCACCGTGACCAGCACATCTCCCGGCTGGGGGCTGGTGACGCTGGCATCCAGTACCTCAGCATCAGCAGCCAGTGCATGGAAAATATAGGCGCCTTCAGGGCCTGCCGTGCTGAACCCTTCAAATGACAACTGCACGCGTCGGCGCAGGCTTGCGTCGTCTTCATAGGTGGGCGGTACCGGTGGCACCGCATCCGGATCACCGGCATCCACAAGGAGGCGTTCAACTTGGTAGTTAGCGGCTATCTGGTCCAGATCCCCACCGTGAGCAAAGGCCAGCATGACGGCCTTGGAGGCTTCATTGACACGCTGCCGCAGCAGGGTTTCACGGTAGGCACATACCTCCAGCAGCTTTCGCAGAGGCTCGGACTCCAGGGCGATCGTATCAGCCAGCTCCGGGGCGCGCGTGAGCAGATCGGTCACCATATCGGACAACACCTGCTCGTAGTCGATCTGCTCGACCACGTCCGGTGCTGGCAGTTTATCCAGTGCTATGGCCGTAAACCCGCTCATGCGTTACCTCCCAGGGTGATGTTGGCGGTGATCTCGGCGTTGTTGGCTAGGCGCCCGCTGATCTCGACCAGTGCCCCTGCAGGGGGCTGAAAGGCCATCTGGATGCGAGAGATTCTGAAGCGCGGCTCCCAGCGCATCACGGCAGCAGCCGTGGCGGCATACAAGCGCAGCAGGGTGGTACTGTGCATGGGCTGGTCGACCAGGTCGGGCAGGATGCTGCCGTATTCGCGGCGCATGACACGGCTACCCACGGGGGTGGTAATGATATCGCCAATGCTTTGGCGTACATGGTTGGCTAGTGTATCAACGCCTTGTCCGGTTGTTCTGTGCATACCGGTGGTCATCGTTCAGCCTCCTGCAAACACGTTAGGGCTGCCTGTGCAGATCACAGCTCGGTCACTCTTGGCATCGCCGATACGCGCAATCCGGCGCCCATTTACAAACACGCTGCTACTACCGGCGACCACCACGGACCGGTCACTGAAGGTGTCAGTGACACGGTGGGCTCTGCGACCGTTGATAAAGACAGTGCGGCTACCGCTGATAGCAATTGAGCGGTCGGCTGCACTATCGCTAAGGCGGGCGGCAGCAGGCATCAGGGCATCTCCGTTGGGTTCTGCATTTCGGTTCTAACGTCGTCCAGCAGATTGGATTCACGC